TGCTGTTCCGTTAAAATGTAGGCTACCACCTACATTATATAGTTTGTTAGATGTAGAGGATGGAGTTGAAATAGAAGATAAAACAATAGAACCTTCACTCTTTATTGTTGTCTTTTTGTGATCAAGTCTTGTATTAAATAGTTCAAGATCATCTAAATCCATTTGCAAGACTTCTGTGCCTTGATTTTGCACTTGGTCAAAAGCAAAATATTTAAGCTGAATACCATCAACTTTTAGTAGATTTTTTGTATCTGTACCCAATGAAAGTGTTTGCGATTGACCACTTCCTGCTAGTGCAAATATATCAGTTAAAGGTTCGCTGTTAAGTAAAATTTTACTAGCGTCAATTGTTCCTGTAATAGT